TTAACTGATATCGCCGAATCTATTTTTACTCTTTTTCCTTCGTAAGGAGTGAACTAGTTATCGACGTACAGCGCTAAATCGTCTCCGAAAATCTTAACGTTCTCGTAATATTCTCTAGGGTCGTGCCACGCCAAATACTTAGAATCTCCGGAGAACGTCCTATTAACGGATCGAAGTTTTAAGACGCTGGTATCTTGCAGCATGAACGTGTTGTAATCTCTCCCGTTCACCATACGGTCTTGAGTGTAATATACGGACGGAGCGACTCGTCTCACATGATCGATATTTTCAGAAGCCGAATTATTTCGCAGCGACGCTATGGCGGAAAACGTGAACGTGAACGTCTGGATTTTTCTATTTTCGTCTAGATACGAGAATGACGCCGACAGATTGTTAATAGCGTTCTGCGGAATTATGACTTCTTCTGAAGTAGAGGTCCGATACCAAATTTGAAACTGGCCGGACGGAATATCCGCGAACTCGCCGTCGCCGAAAATAATTCGAATTTGATCGTTAGCGAGCGTCTCGATCTCGTACTTGCGACGAATCGAATTGGTGTTAAATATGATATTCTGAGCGTGAGCTAAGTCTACTTCGACCCACTCGCCGATTCTACCCGTAGAGTCCGTTAATATCTTATTAGTGATCGGATCGACGTTATTGACCCAGACGTCGACGGCGTTTATGTTCTGAATTAAAATTTCTTTAGTTTGATTCGGCGGTTGACCGTCGAACGCCGGCGGAACGTCGACCGCCAGGGTTCCTTGTTTCGTGAAGCAAAAAAATCCGGTGGAGTTGGACGAGTCGCCTAGGCCGTCTTGACCAAAAAGAACGTTGAATTGAGACCCGCTTTCCGGTCGTCTTTCTGTTATTAAATTATTAGCGAACGTCGTCGGGACGAGCTCCATGGGAAGAGAATTCCCTCCTTCGGCGGTGGTCGTGTAAGAAAAAACCGAAGTTCCTACCGAATTATCAGCCGAAGAATTTTTTAAGTCGTACGACTCGAATAACACGTCGTCGATCTGAACTCTCTCGCTAGGAATAACCGATCCGAATTCTCGATTCATAACGCGATTCATGACGATAATGAATTGATTTTTCCAATTCACGTTGTTCGCGTCGTTCCAAATAATTTTTCGGTTCGCTAGATTAATCCCAAAAGAATCATACACTTTTTCGCTAGTCTGAACTGAAGTGATCTTGACTAAACCTCTGGCGGGGATGTTTCGACTAGGCGTGTACGAAATAAGTTTCGCTAATCTCAGAACGGATTCTTTTCTTTGCGCCGAGGTGATAAAATTCTCGTGAGCGTTTAAGTCTAATCTATAAGCGATGATCTCCGCCACGTAAGCGAAAATTTCAAGTATCGCTATGAATTCTGAACTTTCGATGTAATCATTAAATGATTCTGGATGATACAATTTCAAATACTCTACGAGAGATTTTTTAACCGAGTCGTACTCGTAAGTAGCGAAATTGATTTGGTGAAACGCCTTATAGACGGAATCCCAGGCCTCTGCTCTTGAAATTATTCTGCTCATGCCGCTAATTTCCCTTTATTTCTATTATAAACGGTACTCACCGTAGAAGGCGCTATTTTAATGCCTTTATCGGCAAAAAAATCTACGACGTCAGAATTTTTAAAATTTTCATCCCTCATTTTTATTAATTCTTTCACACTTTCATCATTGAGTTTTTTAAGTCGCTCTGAAGTTCGACGCAAGTAATCAAAATTATTTTTAGTTCTACCAGATAAAGACTTCGCTATTTGTTTTCCGGCCTTTTCTTTCCACTCGCAATTTTCTTTAGTCAACCCGATTTGCGATAATCCTATTTTTTGGCATCTGGTGAGATATTTAAAATCAAGTATCGCGCGCATGTCTATTTTTTTATGCTTCGAATTGAACAAAACCCACGCTCGAGAGTTTTTAGGATTTCCGTTTTCTTCGAACCATTTTATTATTCCTTTGAATAACATTTCCGACACGTCGTCTAACTTTAACGAAGAATAAGCTTCATTCAAAGCTCTATATCCTGGTTTCGAATTTTTAATCCAATAGTCATAGAAAATATCAGCGTTCACCCAGATTTGAACGTTAGCTTCTTTATTTCTACTTAAATGCCGATACCACGGTCCCAGGACGGTAAAATCCATGATTAAATTAAAATCTTTCGAGTTTCTTTTTTTAGTCGATATCCAATTAATCCAATTAGAATTCTCCAGCGGATTTCCGTAATTTCTCAACCATTTAAAAATAGAACTCGAGCTTTTGAGATTAAACGCTCGCCTTAACTTCGAGTCGTCGAACTCTTTGAACTCGACGAACATATCGTATATCTTATCCGCAAATAAAAACGAATTTAGCGAAACGGTCGACGCGCTTATAGCGGAAGTTTCCCAAGGACGCTCTTTAAGCGTTTGTTTTCGCTTTTTTAAAAATTCAATTTTTAATTTTTCATGTTTTTTTCCGTTTATAGACGAGTATTTTTTATGATTCGTCATAAAGAAAAAAGCTCGCTTCATCTCTATAGAATTTGGATATATTTTTACCAATAATTTATGCGCCAAGTAATGTTCTTTGAGGGTCAAAGACGCCATATTATTTTCGCTATTGGATCCCCCCAATGACTTAGGAATCACGTGATGTCGCTCGGAATATCCTTCTAGAGCTCTGTTTCTTGCTCGATTTATTAGCGAATCATAATGGCGCTGATAATTCATATAGATATTTATTCCTAGGCGTTTTCGCTATTAAACTCGAGCCGCAAATCGAAATTTTGCGTCACGTTAAACTCTACGTATAATAAGTTCGCTACCGCGAATAAAGAATTAGAATTAAAATCCGGAATTAAGTCTAAGCTCAACATTTCTACGCGAGGATCGTACTCGAATATTCGAATTAATTCTTCTCTTATCGTTTCCATTAAAAATTCGTCGAGGGGTTCGAACACGAGTTCTGAAATGACCGAGCCGAAATCAGCGTGCATCACTCGCTCTCCCTTCTTGGTCCAAATGTGATTCAGTAAATCAAATTTTACTATTTCTATATCCGATACCCTGAACGTTTTATTTCGGTCAAATTCGAAACTAGAATATCCGCGATAAATATTTTTTCTCATAACTCACGTTCCCGATTAATCGAGGATATTTATCGGTTCCATCGTTTGTTTCTAGAAATGGCTTCCCCGAGTTCGCTTTTACCGATTTCTGGAGAATCATAAGGAAATTCCTGTTTTTGCTCGTTCGCACTGACGTTTTTTCCCCCTACGGCAGGATCCGGAACGGCGTATCCTCCGTCGTTATCCGTTCCGACGAACATGTTTCTCGGCCAGGGCTCGTGTTCTGGTTGCCTATTAGGAAGCCAGGGATGCTTAGGATTGGCTGGTTTAGCTAAGTCCGCCGGAGTCGCTTCTGGTCCGTTGTGATGTATTTTTGACGCGGTCTCGTGTATTTCAGCTCCCGATTTTAAGTTCAACATTCCGACTGACTCTATTCGGATCTCGGCGTTAGACTTAAGATTAAAATTGGCGGTAGAAGTCAAATTTAACGTGGTTCCCGAAGTGACGTGAACTTCAGCGGCGGATTCCATTTTAAAATCGTTAGTAGATCTGACGCGAAGAGATCCTTCAGCGTTTATGTTCGTGTCGGCCAGCGAGTTCATCCTGATTTCGGTTTCTGAAGTCAAATGAATTCCTTTAGCCGCTCGCATTCTTATCGCGCCGTCGGCTGACAAATTGATGTCGCTGTCGGAACTTATAGAAATTCTTCTAGCCGAATAAATGTCTATGTTTCCGTTATGATCGAGTTCTATCCAATTATTGCCCTGCGCGGTTTGTATGTAAATTCTTTCGTTAGTGTCGTCCATTAAGATCTGCGTTCCTGACGTCGTTCGGAACCTGACGCGAGAATTTTCCGGGCGATCGTCCATCGCTATGGCGTGAAATCCAGGAGTCACGATAGAATAAACCGACGGGTCGTAAACCACTCCGCCAGTTTGGGAAGACCCGGATCCTTCTTCTAATCTAGACCTCGCGTATCCATTTACGAAATCTCGAGTGCCTCCTCCCGGAACGGGAATTTTCCCGTCGGCGGTATCCGGAGTTGGCTTAAGACTTTCGACGCTCGCGTGAACGTCTGGACGGATGATTCCTGCAGAATAATCCATTCCTCTAGAGAACCACTCGAACGCTTGAGCGTGACCTTCGCCTGGAGTTCCTTCGGTTTTAGACGACGTTTTAGAAAACGAAGCTTTATTGTTATCGTACGCCGGCTGAAGAGGTTTTCCGGCCGAAGTGAGAGGACCGTCAAATTTTCCGGTTTTAGGATCTTGATTGTAATTTCCGTGAGGAGCCTGCTGACCTGATTCGTTTGGAAGCATCGCGGCGGCGAAATAGAACCGATGATTCGGATCGCCGTCGACGCACGTCACTAACACGTACGATCCCAACGATACGGGCATCGTCATCCCGTGCGGAACTCCACCCTTCGACGTTTGTTGACCGGCGTTAGAGGCTTCTCCGAACGACGTTCCTCCGAACGGACTGGCGTATACGGCCCAAGGAATTTCTCCGACTGAATGATCTGAATGATCTCCCAGCGTTGGGCAGAACGCTCGAACTCGGTGGGAATTTAAAGGATCGTTAGTATCGACTACCTTTCCCATAGTGATACCGAACGACGAGTGGCTGGGATTCCAGCTATTTCTAAATTGTTTAATAGAGCCGGTCATGGCTTATCACGCCAAATAATCTTTAGTTATTCCAAAAATCGCCGCCATTCGTTCCTCCACGGTCTGAGTGTCGATATCGGGAGTGTTGCCTCTAGCGACGATCGTTCCAGACGGCGCCGCGACTTGAACGGTAGTCGCGAGCGTAGTTGTGACGGTTCCAGACGAACCACCGGCGGATTTAGAGCCGCCGCGCTTAGCTTCTGACTGTTTTGACAGGCCGGCCAAAAGAGTTCTAGAGTCGCCTACGGGCTTACCGGCTAGTGAATTCGCGTAAGCGGTTTTAAGTTTATCTCTACTCGTTACATGCTGAACGCCATCCTTTGCGGCCGTAGTTCCGGCTCTCGTCGGGATCGAGGCCCACTCGGGACCGAGTTTATCCATTAATCCGTCGAGATCATCGTTTTGAATATATTTTAATCCACCTCGTTGCCTTATGAGCTCTACCGCCGCCAAGTCTTGAGATTGTCGAGAAAAATCCTCAAGACCCAACTTGTTTTTAACTCCATCCCACGTGGAATTTTTAATTTGAAACGCTCAGGCGGCGGAAGACCTATTACCTCCGGCGACAATTATTTCGCGCGGCTTGTCTGACATGTC